AAAACACAACACACTAACCCTACACGAATCACTTCATATCTCAAACACAGCCGAAGATCGCGTTGCTGGCCGCACCCAAGCCGAGATCGGTGGCGGTGATCGGAGCGGGGTAGTATGTCGAAAGGTTGGCCATAGTCTATTTTACCACGTTGCGATGGCTGCGCGTTTCCATGTGTTTGCCGCCGTGCAGACGTAGATGTAGTCGGCGTCATAGCGGATATCGCCAGCCGTGCCTGTGGCTCCTGTCGTGGCGGGTGCTGTGCCTTGTGCGCGAAGCTGTGCGTCCATGACGCTGTAAGCCGAATCATCCGCGAGCCTAACTTGCAGTGCGGTGCTGCTACGTTTCAGCGCGGGGAAGCTGGTGGTGTCACCGCCGAAGTTAATCCTGTTGAAATCAGTCGTGTTGCTCTGAACGCGCAATATACCAGCACCAACACGATTAAGCTGTAAATCGCGTGTGCTGCTGTTTGTTGAGCCATCTGTCCATGCAACAAAGCGTCCGTTCGCAACTACAACTCCAAGTCCGTTAAAAAGACCGCAATCGGATTGTGCCAACACTGCATTGGTTGCAGAAATGTTTCCAACTCCAGAGGAAATGGTGACTCTTGTCACCCCATCCGTCTGGAACTCCAGCGCACGCGCCGTCCCGCCGCCCGATCCCTTCTCCGTGCCGATCTGGAGAATATTAGAACTCCACCGCAGGAACCCGCGCTCAAAATTCGATGCGTCCGTGTAGGTATTGTATATTCGGAAGGTTTGGGCTGCGGTTCCGTTGCGCTGGCCGAGGGTGTTCGCGGCATCGTCTCGTAGCAAAATAAGGTCGCCAGCAGTAGTTCCGCTCGCAACGCCAAATTGAAGTGAACCAGAAATTCCTACAATGCTATCAAAGTTACACCCTACTCCACCACCAGTTCTGGTTCGTATATTCCACCCAAAACCAGAACCACCAACGCTTATGAGCGGAGCGGGAACGCTACCAGACGCATTTGCTGTAACTGTAAACCGATTGACGCCCCCTACTAATAGCTCAAGCAACCTGCTTGCCGATCCGCTTGTGGTGTTTGTTATATCAAGCCGCAAACCTGTAAACGTCGTCGCCGCATTATTCCAAGTCTGCGCCAAATCAAGCACAGGCGCACTCGCCGTGAGCGTGCCGTTGTTGGCCGTCAGGGTCGTGAATCTCCCCGTATTCGGAACCGAACTACCGATCGGATCAGGCGAAGCAAAGTTGGTCTTGTTGCCGAAATACGGAACCACTTTCCACCCCACCGTGGAACCAACATAGACCAGCGCGAAGGCGGCATCCTCGACATTGCAGTTCATATCCTCGGCCAAGGATTCGATGTTCGATCCGTTGCGGGCGATGGTGAGGTTGTTGGTGTCGAAGGTTCCCGCATAGTCGAGCACGGTGATCGTGTCGCCATTCGACGGGGTCGCGGGCAGGGTGAGCGTCCATGCTGCGCTGGTCGTGTCGGCGGCGACCTTTGCGCCATTGATGAGGGTCTGGGCCGTGGTGACGACGGTGTAGTCGATCGGCTCGGCGGCGACATCGCTCGATCCCAAGGAAACATTCCCCGTCTGCCCATTGACCGAATTCACGGGGTAGTCGCCGCCGTATTCCCAGTCGGTCGCCCGGACGCCGGTATTGTTCCTGCGAATCCAGATGCCTGCTTGTCGTCTGTTGACGAGCCAGACGCCGGTGGAACTTCTCACTAAGAAACTAGCCCCAACCGCCGGATCGCCGATCGTCTCAGGTAAGTCGGCAAAGGTCTCGACCTCGCCTTCAAAGACTACGGCACCGCTTGACCCCGTGATGTCGAGGTTTCCGGTAAAGGGGTTGAAGCTCCAAGCCATCTTAACTCTTTAGAACGCGGGTGAGATTGGTGCCGCTGTAGGAAAAGTTGCGGGTCTCGACGACCGAGCCGTTGAGCTTATACTCGACCTTCGTCAGGTTGCTTCCGGCATAGGTCAGCGCAATGTCGTCCCAGGTCGGAGTATTCGAGTGCATGATGTCGTTGATCTTCTGCAACGACCGCTCGGTATAGTCCTCGCGCAGCGGGGTGTTTCCTTCTGGATAATAAGCGGGCATGTTATTACTTAATACTCCGGTTCACGGACCTCGGCAACACGGCCAGATTGCTGGAGTGGTTGCTCATTCCGTTTTTATGGTGCACGTCCTTGCCGTCGCCTTTGGAGACGCGGCCGGCCCGCTCCATCTTGCGACGGGCGGCGTTACGCTGGGCACGACGCTTCTTCTGCTCGGGGGACGAGTGGTAAATGTATTCCTGGGCGTAGTCTCTTGGCATAGGTCACATCGGTTGTGCCGGACCAATCTTCGCAGCGGTCTGGGCATCTTTGAGGGCGAGATCCTGCATGACCTTGGCCTGCTTGGTCTGCATGTCGACTTGGTGCTTCTCGATCTGCATCTGGAGCTTCGCTCTGCGTTCGGCCAAGTCGGCTTGGGCCTTCGGACTTAGCATCTGGGCATCGGCCAACTGACGCTCCATGTCGGCAATCCTTGCTTGCTCGGCTTCGATCGCCCGGGCTTGCTCGGCCTCTTGGGCTTTGGCCTGCTGCTCGGCGGCGGCTTGCAACTCGTCGGCGAGTCGCTGACCGGAGGCATTCAACTGCTGGAACCTCTGACGCATGAGCCCGATCTGGTCTTGGCGGGCCACATCAGGAGCGAGCAACTGCAAGTGTTCGCCCAAGTGCGGCAACATCGTCTGGTAAGCGGCGAGCGCGGCGGCAGGGTCGGCCTGACCTTGCGAGATCGCTTGGTCGAGACCATCGAGCGCCGTCAGGTGGCGGCTGGCGTGGATGAAGTGGTTCTCGCCGGAGGAGACGGGCAGCGCCGTGCCGGCCGACATCGTCGCATTCTCCAAGAGCGCGATCTTGTCGTCGATCGGTGTCCGCAAAGTCGTGGACGGCGACGGCAGATAGCGGTCGACCACTTCCTGCCCAAAGCGGGCGGCAATGCGGTCGCGCAAGAGATTGACCCGACCCATCTCATCCAAGGAACCGAAGATGGACATCGTCTCATCGATCGCCGCCGAGCGCATCCCAGGGCTTCCGTAACCAATGGCGCGAACGGGCTCGACCGTAGAGAAACGATGGATCGCTTCGGTCGGCACTCCGCGGGCAATACAACGCTTCTTGAAGTCGACGGCGTCACGACCGCCGGGTTCATTAGCGGAATAATCACGCGACACTAAACGCCTGTATGCCTCACGAAGGAGACGTTTCCACGGGTGGTAGAATAGATTGATCGCTGCGGCCCCGAGCACGGCTTCTTGCTGGAGTTGCGCCCTGACCTCATACGCGGTGCGGGATTGGCCATCCGGCGTAACGGCACGCGATTGGTAACCGATCGTCCGGTTCTGCATGTTCATCGTCAGGTCGTTTAAGACCGGCATGACATTGCGGCTGTAATCGGGGATCGCCTTCTCGACGATCTTCAAGCCTGGAGGGAAGAGCGCGTAGGGGCCGTAGTAGGAAAGGGTCAGGTCTTCGAGGGCACGGGAACCATTGTCGCCGGGCTGGACGATCAGGGCCGAGGAGAGCAACGCACCGTCGACCATCCCGCAGCGCAGACGATTCAAAAGCTGGATATGAGGATAAACTTTATAGCCCAAACCTCTGATGCCGTGGTAGGTGCCGTTGCCGACGCCATAGCAAAAAGTAACGAAGCAATTCGTCGGGGCGGCGAAACGATTCGGGCGCTTGAAGAGGAAGTCCTCCTCCTTGGCGTTCTCGTCCGAGCCGATCGGATCCTTGAGAAACATGAGGTGGCTGACCTTGCCGTCAAACTCGCGCACCCACATGTGCACAACGTGGACTTTCTTGCCGCGGCTGTTGCCGTAAAGAAGGTCGTTATTTTTAAGTTCGACCTCCAGCTTCTCCCACTCGCCGGCCTCTTGGAACGAACTGTCGCGGCAAGCGCGGATCAACGCCTGCTTCACCATCTTGACGTTCCACCCCAGGTCTTTGGCCACGGCGGGGTCTTCGATGAATTTGTAAAGCTGGTGGGCTTGGTATTCGCGATCAACCGTGGCGACCTCGATCTCCCACTCGGAAGCGCGTGTTCCACGTGGCAACCGGAACTCGGAGAGCCCGGCCACACGCCAACGCCAATCAACCTCGTCCTCAAAATAACAAACCCCGACGCCGTGCGAGACAAACTGGTCGGCAAGCATCTGGTGATTGAACTCGAACTCCTGCCACTCCTTCAGAGTCTTGGTGAACTCTTCGGCCAGGATGCGCTCCCACTCGGACTTCTGCTCTGGGCTTCCGTAATCAATGGAGATGCGGGCCAAGACATCAACGGACGAGGTGAGGTCGTAGTATCCGGCAAGGGCTTGTTCTTTCAGGGCGGCAGCTTCGCCGAAGTCGAGATTGGTGCGCTCGCCTTGCCCCATCTCGATCAGGTCTTGCTGATTGAAAGGAGCAGCACCATTGAACATCGCGTCGACCAGAGCGCGGTTTTTGCTGGAGCCTTGGTCGCTGTCCTTGATCGCTTTGTAGATGGAGCGGGCGCTGTTTACATTGTCCACGCGCATCTTGGGGGCGCGGCCGTTCTCTTCAAGGCCAAGGAGTTCGAGGGGGGCTAGTTCGGAATTTGTCATTTTTGCAGGGCTTCGATAAGTGAGCCGTCTTTACAACCGTGGACGACGGCGGCGTTGGTCGGCACAGGGCCGTAGACCGATTTGTCGTCGATCGGATCGCAGTAGATGCGGCCGTCTTCATCGATCTCGTAGTTCTTGGTGCGCCAGTTGTTGTGAATAAGTTTCGAGACCGCGGTGTTCGGGCGCATCTCGTGGCGGAGGTAAACGTCGAAGGGCTCGACGTTCGGGCCGTCGTCGGTGCGGACATAGCTCCACAAGAGCGAGCGGTTATGGAAATCGGCCGGATAAACACAGGTCCCGATGACATGCTCGCCGTCGACTTTGACGAATTCACCGGTCTTGCGATCCAGCATCCGGGTCACTTGGATGGCTCCGAGGAAGGGTTTTTGGGCTTGGTTGTATTCAGTCTCAACCGCATCAAGCCAATCCTCGCGGATCGGCGTGCAATCGGCCTCGAACCAATACCAAGTGTCCTTGTTCCCGCTGTGCTGGAGGTGGCGCACGGTCCGCGCCCAAAGATGGTTGGCACTCTGGGGCCAGCCGAGTTCACACTCGGAATCCGGGACAAAGAGGGCGGCTTCGGCGAAAAGCGGGGCCAACTGCTCTTTGAGCGCGGCGGCTTCGTCCTTCGTATTGTAGGCTCCGACCACCAGCAGCTTGTGCCGGCCGAGGTTACCCAAAAGGGCCATGTGCCCGGCCAGCTTGGTGGCGAGCTTGAGGTCGACTTGGGAAACGGGCAGGACGAGGAGCATGTTTATGCGGTTATTACTGTAACACAGAGTCGAGCAAATCCCAATTATCCGGCTGACGGTGCAGCCGCGGCGTGTAGTTAATTTTCTTCCTCTTCCTGATCTCGTCAAATCGCCAGAAGACAAATTTCTGCCGATCGGGTAACCACGCGGCAAGAATCTGGAAGTCCCCGCGGGCATAAATCTTCTTGTTCTTCGAACCTCGGCTGGTGCTCACCCCGTAGGCATCGCGCCTTGGATAATAAGTCGCCGTCTTTATCTGAATACACGCCGGACGCTTCTTAGGGCGCAGGATCACGATGTCCGTGGCATGGGCATGTCCGATCGGCAGATAAACTTTGTAGCCGCGTCCGTCGGCTTCAAAAATAAATCTTACCTCGGCCGAGGTGCCTTTTTCGCAGTCAGTCATGCAGCAACGGCTTGGACCAACGGGGCCACTTTGCCGAAGATTTCAAAAGTCGAGTTGCGCCGGACGAGATGGGGAATGCGGAGCGCGTTCTGCCGATCGACCTCTTGCGCGGCTTCATCCTCGGAGAGGTAACGGTCGAGCTTGTAGAGGTGACGGGTCGCGAGTCGGTGGCTTTTGAACGTCGCCCGCTCTCCATTCCGGCGCGAGATCACTTGCCATCCGCCCGGTGGGAGCGCGTTACGATCGACATCCGGTGGAGGATGGAACGGCGGAATGTCGAAGTGGGATATCCCACCGTCGAAACAGTAAGTGCCGTCCTTGCGCGGGTAGAGACAGTCCGGCGTCCAAAGGCATGTCTCTTGGATGAAGGGCACCCCGAGGCCAATCGCCAGCGCCATAGGACTGGACTGGTTTCCGATGAAAAGATCGGCCCCCGCAATCAGTTTGGCCAGTTCGAGGTAATCGTGGGTGATCGCGTATTCCGCATGGACCTTGGTCACACGACGCAGTTCCTCGACTTCTTGCGGCATCCCGACAAAGAGCATCTTCATGACGAGGGCCTCGCCGATTGTATCCCACCGAAAATACGGATTGTGGTAGCGCGGGCTGCGGTGACAGACGACCCGCCCCCGTGCCCGCGCCGAGGGGGAAACTTTGAGCCAAGGATCAGGCACCGCGTTCGCATTGACCCAATCGCTTTGCAGTTCCATCAAGCTGACCCCGTAGATCAGCCCACCATTACGAAAGGTGGAGAAGTTGACGCAGTGCTCGTTGGCCGGCGCATCCCCGTGAATCACCTTGCCGACATAGTCCTGGGCTTCGAGGAGTGGACGCAACACCGCCGCCCGCTGTTCGGTCATCTTCGCCGTCCAAGGCCGCGAGTTGAGATAAAGATCCCCGCGCCCGAGTTCCCTCATCGAGGGCAGCGCATAGAGGACATCCCCCAAGTCTCCGGAGTGGAAATAGTTCACGACCAATCGTCGTTGGTTTCTTCGCGTGTTTCGGCCTCGTCCTCTTGGAACATGGTGTCCTCCTTCGAGAGCACCTCGGTCACCGCATCAACCGCCTGTAACCAGTCGGGAGCCGTCAGCGAAATCATCCGCAGCGGTGGTGCATTCTTGCGAAGCTCTTCGACTGTGACGCGATACGACATTGTGCGGTTATTATACCGCGAGACTACTTTACAACCAAACGCGGCGTTGCTGCGTCGGCGTGACGCTGTAGTCCGCCGCCGGATCGGGCCGGTCGTCGGTCACGCGGAGGTTGAGGTGCCAGCCGTCCAGCAGCGTGCTGACCGGATTCTCGGGGTCGGTCATGTCGGTGTCCACCAGCACACCCACCGGATCGAGGGCGAAGCCGGTGCCGCTGGTCTTCCAGCCGTTCTCGGCATCATAGTATTCGGCCAGCGCGGTTTGCGCCGTGGCCTCGTCGGGGAATTTGTAGAGAAAGTCCTTCATGTTACGTCGTGAGTTGTTGGAGCAAACTGTTGCTCAATCGGCGGGGCCAGTAGGCGATCTTGCGGATGTGGCCGTTAATGTGAGCTGAGACAAATTGCCCAATATAAAGATGCGTCAATACGCTAGGCATTGCTCCAGATGTGTCATCCGTTCCTAGCGATCCATTTCTGCACGCAATAAAATCATTTGTTTTACAGCCTGCTATCAGTTTAATAATGTCTGAAGCAGACGGTGATGCACCGATTGTTGAATTAAATACATTTGATCCTGCTGTAGTGACACTTGCTTGCGGTATTAGACCGCTTCCATTGCCAACCAAAGACACTCTATTGCCTAAAGTGTTGTCATCGATGTCTACGATAACTCTGCTTGAGGTCGCGGTCTTTGCTCCCAAATACTCCGCAAACAACGTCCCCTCACTCTGATTATAGAAGCTGGAGATCGGCGTGACGACCGCACTGTCCGCGCTGCGGGTGGCGGCGGCGGTGGTCGTCGGGATGTAGGACGTGGCGAAGGCGCCTTGCTCAAGCTGCGGGGCGGCTATGCGGAGGGTGATGCCATCAACTGATCCGCCGATTTGACTGCCGTTGGTGTAGGCAACGCTAATTAGACCATTCGCCCTTTCGACCGAGGCGCTTGTGAATGGGTGGGAAACGCTTCTTCTTTGTGTGTTAAGAGCGGAAGATGTTGGGACGAAAGAAAAACTATTGTTTTGACCAGATATGGCTGCCCCTGCTGCTGTCAGTCCTGATACAGTATTGCGTATAGTTGTATTTGTAACTTGCCCAGATTGTAGTTTTACATACGACGAAAATGTCCATGATTGGCCGTTAGATGCTGACACTTGCGTAAGCAAGTCTGGGTTGATGTATACAAACTCAGTTCCAGTTGGAGTTCCGCTTATTTTAACATCGACATACGCAAGACCAGATTCGGTTCCGGTGCCGATTAGTTCAATAACAACTCCGTGACTTGTAACTGTAAAAAGCCCAGGCCAGTTCCAATGCGTCGGAGCAACCCCGCCACTCCCAATGACCCCATTGGTCGAACCACCAGCCTGCGAGTTGCGGATGCTGTTGGTTCTGGCCTCCTCAATAAGAAGCCCCAAGCTGCTGCCGCCGGAATGGTCGAAGCGGGGCCCGAAATACGCCGTGCCAGTCGTCGGGTTGTACTCTGTGGCGGTGGAACCGATCTCCAACTGCGGGGCGGCGATGCGGAGGGTTAGGTCGATGGCTGTGGCGTTGTCAATGGTCGAATCAAAGCGCATCCAAACGCGGCTTGTTGTGCCTACACTAAGTGTTCTTGTTACAGCAAATCGATAAAGCGATGACGATGCCGTGGATAAACTAATTGACGATGTCTCTACGATTGCGGGATCTCTGCCAACTATTTGCAGAATAGGATTATTCACATTTGTGAAGTTCCCCGCTGTGAGCGCAACGTAAGCCGACGCTGTCCAAGTCTGGCCAGAAGAGGCGACAACTTGTGCTGTCGATTCAAAGCCAAAATTGGCAAACCCCAAAGATCCAGACGTATTGGTTCCGCTAATTTTAATGTCGATGTAATTAAATCCGCCAGTTGTTCCGGTTCCAGCAACCTCGATCGACACTCCTGTAGGCATACTGCTCGTCCAATTCGTCGGCATCACCCCACCGCTCCCAATCACCCCAACAGTCGCCCCAGTCGCCTCCGAATTCCGAATGTGGTTGTTCGGCGCAAACCGCAGCGTGCCAGTCGCGTCGAAATACGTCGCGTTGCTGCCTCGCGTGAAGGTGATCGCGGGGCCGACACCATGATCCAGCGTCTTCAAGCCCGCGAAGTCCCTCGAAAATGAGGGCCTCGTCGGTGAAGGAGTTTTACGGAAAGGTAGTGGCACCGTCCTAAACGGGGGCCTCTAGCTGCAAGGAAAGGCGGACCCGGATGTCGCTGGCTGAAGAAAATGTCGGTGTGCCACCCGTTGTGGCCGCGACAAAAAGAGTGTTGGACGTAAGCTCAAACGGAATCACCAGACCACTGGACTCGCCGAACTTACAACCACCTAGGTCGGTGCCAGTCGTCACGGTCGCCGTGCCGATGATCTCGAAAGCACCGTCGTCGGTAATCGAGGGGGCCGCATTGACCGTGCCGAAGTTGGCGTTACTGCGAAGGAAGTAGAGCGTAATCGTCTGGCTGGCCTCGTCGTCGCGGTCGACAATACTCGCCGAGAGAATCGTGCCGCGGGTCGCCGCTGCCGTATCGGCCACGGTGACAGCAGTCGTGTTGAAAAGCACATCGCCGGCCGCATAAGCGGAGGTGTCGACTACGGGAGTGAAGCGAACGATTTTAGTCCGGAAGTTCGTGATAAGTATTCCGCCGGCCGTGGAACTGATGCCGGAGTTCAGAAGACTGTTGATCTTCTGAAGAGAACGATCGGACGAGTCCATCGGCTTGGGCTCGTTGTTTTCAGGAAAGTAAGAGGGCATAGGTTATGGTATTACGGGGTTAAGATAACGCATTATGCGCTAGTCAACAAATAGCCCGACCGCCGCGGGGCATACTTCGAAGTCATCGTCGACTTCCAACTGCTCATCCCGCGGCGACTCCCACCAGTCTCTTGCGGAGGACGCAGCCCGAACCGCTCGCGGACAACATCGAGCATGACGAAGGCGGCGTCGGCCACGTCGGGCGATCGGCCGATCCTGGCCTTCATATCGGTTTTCGACTCGACGACCACCTTCATCGATCCGGACTTCCGCGTGTCGTAGTTCCGGCTGGTCATCTCCCGAGCCAGATCCGGACCAATCCCTCGAAGTTGACCATTCTGCAAAAACTCCTTCGCGCCGAACCAAAGCTCGGTCACGCGGTTGACGTATTTATCTTGGGCCGCGGTCGCATCGTAAGCCGAAAGCGATCGCCCCGAGGGAGCCCCGCCGAAATGGACGCGCAGGAACTCGTTCGACCCGCATACGGTGGCCAAGGCATCGCAAAAGGGAACACCACCGCCTGTCACGTCCACGCCGATGTTGCGCCACGGCACTCCAGCCTTGGTCACCATGTCCTTGATCTTGCGTGCGATCTGGAAGGTGCGCGGCTCGGGGTTGCTCGCCTCCTCGTCGAGGTAGTGGAACTCGTCGAACGAAACCTGATCGACCCCATCTTTGTTCTGGCCAAACGAGCCCAAATAAATGACACACCTATCCCCGCCGCTCACAAAAGAGGGGTCGATGCCGACAATACGTTCGGTTCGGCCCCTCCAAATCGGCTTTTGATCGGCCTGGAATCGGATGATCTCGGCCTCGGAATAGATCGCTTTGCTAACCGCCTGCGGTGGCCAGAACCCCCGATAGTCGCGCCAGAAGATCGGGTTGTCCTCACCGAGTCGTTCACGCGCCTCATCGATCTTTTCCCACTTCTGGATCGGCCATTTGTTCTCACCGGCCAAGTAGTTCGGATTCTTGAGGGCATCGAGGTGCAGACAGACCCCACCCAGCTTGGTTTCCCACTTCTCATCATTGACCGTAATGCTCCCCCACCCGTTGATCGGCTCGACGAAGCGGCCGAACGGGTCGTAGTAGGAGACAGGGTTCGCCGCCGCGCAGATGTGGAGAAACGGGTTGTTCGAGAGGTTGGACATCGCCGTGTCGAGGAAGGCATGACCCAACTCGCTCAACTCGTCAGCCGCGACGATGACCCGCGGAGCCTTCATGCCTCGCATTTTGCCGGTCACTTCCGAGGTCTTTTTCGCCTCGGCCGGAATCAAATACACCCCCGCCTGCTCCATCCTCTCCCCGTTCCGGATCGTGTAGATGGCCGGAGTCGGAGTATCGGCGAGTTTGCCTGGGGCCACGGGCTTGACGCACGGCCAGTAACGCTGGATGGCACCCCAGACCCGCTTCTTGGCATCACGGATGCTCGTGGAGGTGACCAATGAGAGCGTGTGGAACGGCGCGGCCATCCAATTCAGGAGAGCCCAGATCGCCATGAATTCCGACTTGCCGGACGAACCGCAGCCTGCGAAACCGACGAACTTATTGTGACAGCACTCGTAGAGCATATCGTCCGCCCACGGATGCCAGATAAAGTTCTCGGTTTTCTTATTGAAGAAAATCTGGGCCGCGTTTTTGAAATGCTCTTCGATCGGCAACATCTCCGGCGACCGCCGGTCACGGTTCACAAAGCAGTAGAGTTCGATCGCCCAATCGGCCGTTCCGGGCACAAAATAGACCCCGTATTTCAGTCGGTATCCGACCGGAGGAGTCGGGGCATCGGAGGCAAAAATCGGGGTCATTTTGGAAATTTTACTGCTACAGAGTTACACAAGCGGACACAATCGTTTTTGATAATTTGCAGTCACTTGATTTGCAATAACTTACGATGAGCGTTCTACGGGTTCGAATTTACGGGTTTAAGGGATTATTTAACTTCTGTAAGTCACTCGACTTACTCTTTTGGCAGCAAAGTTACGTCCGTTATCATTTTCGTTATTATTATGCTGTTATGAAAAATTTTGAACATTTTGACACAAAATCCAGTCACAACTAACAGCCATGAAAATCGAAATCACTGACACACGAAACGAAGGCGCAGTCGTCCGACTTAACGGGGCTCGGGCTCATGTCGCCAAGGTCCGCAATGGAGCCTACCGCCAGTTCCTCATCCGGTGGAAGGTGGGGCGGAAGACGATGCGGCGAGTCTTTGCCAAACGAGACAAAGCGATAGAGGAGGCTCAAAGGATCGTCACTGACCTGTCCAGCGCCCTCGGCGAAAAAACAACCATTCATCCAGAAGACAATCTATTCCTTCGGGAGTGTTTACGCAAAGCGGGCGGGAAAAGTCGGCTCCTTGAAGCCGTGGAACAATACGTCGCCAAGAACCCGATCGGGGCTGGGCGTAAGACGGTGAAAGAAGTATCCATCGAGTTCGTCGAAGCGATGCGCGAACGGCAAAAGTTGAAGGGGCTTTCGAAATCCTACCTCAACGGACTCTCGACCGACTCAAACCACATCCGACGTTGGATCGGCCATCGGCAACTCAACAGCGTGACCCATGAGCAGTTTCAAGAGTATATCAGCAAGGGCGAGTGGTCGCCGTTTACCTACCGAAACCTAGTGCGTCACTGGCAGATGATGGAGAAGTTTGCCAAGAAAAAGGGCTACCTCGGTAAGGACGCCGACTCAATCACAGCGGACTTGGCTCTCCCCTCCCTCGACCGCAGAGTGGTGCCGATCTTCAAGCCTTGGGAGTTGATGCACCTTCTCCTGATCGCAAAGCCGGACGAGATCCCCTACATCGCGACGATGGCATTCGCCGGCTCGCGTCGGGCCGAGTTCCAGCGGATGACTGCTGCACAACTCCGATTCGACGAGCACCACGCGGTCATCGACGAGACAATCGCCAAGACTGCGGCCCGCAGGACTCTGGACATAACCGACCAGATGAAAGCCTGGCTCGCGGTCGCCGAGATCCCAGAAGAAGGTCGCCTGACCAGTCATCGCCGGGTGGCAGCACTCAGCCGCAACAAAGCCCGGCTCTCTGCCGTAGGGATCGAGTGGAAGACCAACGTCCTCCGGCACTCTTTCTGCACCTACCACTATGCCAAATACCGCAACGCCAACGAGACCTCTTACCTCGCGGGGAACAGCCCGAAGACCCTGCAAAAGCACTACCGCGGCCTCGTGACCACCGCGGAAGCCGACGAATGGTTTAATATCAATCCAATATCAGTGCGGGCTTATGCAGAGGAAAATGGCTTGTCACCCCTCATAAAATGGTGAACAACCACATACTACTAGTGTCTAATGCTTCAAGAAAGGAAACCAACAACCATGACCACCACCACAAAACACGGTCAACTCAAAGCAGGCACGGAACGTGTCAGCTACGTGGAAAGTAAAAAGACATCCTCTGCACTGAGGATTTTGGCTGCTGCCAAGCAGACCAATGTCTCTTCACTTATCCGCGAAGCGACCGCTGCGTATCTGACGAAGGAAGACCCAGACAAAACGCTGTCCCGCGTTGCCGAGGAATTGGCCGTTTACAAAGCCGATACCAAAGAAGAACGTGCCGCTGACAGCCTCGACCCAGAAATGCAGAAAACCATCGCTTCCCTTCTGCGGAAACACCGCAAAGGGTGACACGGTGCCGCGGGGGTGGGACCCCGCGGCTTCTTTTTCACTACGCCATATTAACCATAACAACTACACAGGTAGCCCATAAACAATGACATTAGACCTCACCAATAACCTGAAATCCGAACTCGACGAAGCGGCTCACTACTGCTCGGTTCCTCCCGAGAAACTTGCCTCTCTATTTGTCGAGGACGGATTGCGGCTGTATCGTGACAGCCGAGATGAACTCAGAGACAGTATCGACCGAGAAGACTAACAACCTGCGTAACCCAAAGCTCATACGCAGCTTCGCCAGCGACCCCGAACTCGAAGACCGCCTGAAAAAGGAGTCTGAGAGTTCGGGGCGCTCTATGAGTTCGGTCATCCGGCTCGCGCTGCGTAAATTCTTCGGGTTGTAATAACACCATAATGACTTCCATGATTCTGGAGTGCGAGTCGTTCACTGCGACTCCGCTCGAAAGCGGGAAGCTACGCCTGGAGATCAAAGCTCCGGTCGAGCGGCCCAAAGAAACACTCGGTCCCCGTGAGGCGGCAGAGCGTCTCAGCGCCGTCTTCGGCCGGACAGTGCAGAAGCACTCACTCGGCTACTGGCGCAAACGCGGCCTCCCCTACACCCAAGTCGGGGACAAGAAATTCATCTACCACGATGTCGCCATCACCCGCTGGGCGCAGGGGCTCGGAACTTCGATCCTGTGAACTCCAGGCAAAAAGGAAAACGTGTCGAGCGGCTCTGGCGCGATCAACTGCGCGAAGCAGGGTTTCTCAAAGCCTTCCGCGGACAGCAGTATTGCGGTGCGGCCGGCGATGCCGATGTCGTCTGCCCTGAGTTGCCGACGATCCACTTCGAAGTGAAAGGCGTGCAGAACCTGAACGTCCTCGCTGCGATGAAGCAGGCGATCGCCGACAGTGCGAAAAGTGGCCGGACGCCGACAGTCGCCCACAAAAAGAACGGCGAGCCGTGGCTTGTGACCATGCTCGCCGATGACTGGCTGCGTCTCGTTAAGGACTCTGACTGGGTTAGTCCAGCAGATCCCCAAACGTCTCCCGCCACAAAGCAGAGCGTGAACTACGACGTGGTGCCTCATCGCACAGCGACCTTAGTCGACTGCCCGACGAGTAGTAATAGTTGTTCCCCTGCCGCTGGACATACGTGATGCCGTTCGGGGTATCTAGGTCGATCAGGTAAAAGCCATCCGCCCAAGCGGTTCCGCCAAGCAGGATAGCTACGATTAGTGAGTTAATAATTTTCATCATACATTAGACGTTGCACATGCAGACAGCGTTCAAACTCTTCCCATACCAAGAGAAAGCTGTAACCGAACACCTCCGGATTTTGGACTCGGTCGGGGCGTCACTCGACGGAACCGGGTGCGGTGGCGGCAAAACCGTCATCGCAAGTGCTGTGGCTGCTAGGTATGCGCTCACAGTGGGAGTTGTCGCGCCGAAGTCTGTCTTGGCCAAGTGGGCGAACACCCTACAAGCATTCGGGGTTAAACCGCTCTTTGTCCTCAACCCCGAAAAGCTACGGAACGGGAACACTGCTTGGCTCAAAAAAGTATCCAAAGGAGGAAAGAAGGTCAGCTTCGAGTGGCAACTCCGCGAAAAGTGCCTCCTCATCTTCGATGAGGCCCACATGTTCGGAGCCTTCAACTCCCAGAACGGCAAGATGCTCGAAGCCGCGGCAGGGAACCATGCGGTCTTGATGCTCTCGGCCACCGCCGCGGAGTCGCCGCTCAAGATGAAGGCGATCGGGGTCAACCTCCGGCTGTTCACAGGCGGCTTCTTTTGGAAGTGGGTCCGCGACATGGGAGCCGAGGAAGGACGCTGGGGCGGTCTCGAATGGAATCCCCGCCGGCCGGAGAACAAAGAACGGATGGAAAGGTTGCATCATTCGGTATTCGCGAACCGCGGATATCGGGTATCTGAGGAGGAGCTACGCGAGCAGTTGCCGGATCTCATGCTCTCAGATGAGCCCCTGTGGCTCTCCGACAAAGACCGCGCTACCGTAAAGGCTCTCTATGATGAAATGGCTGATCCGGATGATCCTGGGGGCGTCAAAAATCTCCGCCAGCGACAAGCCCTTGAAACGGTCAAAGTCCCGTATCTGGTGGAGCGAGCCCAGGAGATCGTTCAGGCGGGAGGTTCGGCGGTCCTCTTCTTAAATTTCCATGAATCAATCGACCAAGCACGCAAACTCCTCGAAGGCGCGGGTGTCATCGATGGGCGGGAAACCGCAAAAGCCAGAGCGGAAACCCAGCGTCGATTCCAAGAGAACGAACTCCGGTGTGTCATCGTCCAGATCGCGGCGGGCGGACAGTCCATCGACCTTCACGACCTGGTCGGAGAGTTCCCACGAGTTGCACTTATTTGTCCGCAATTCTCCGGACTCGTTGAGGAGCAGGCTCTTGGACGAATTCGACGAGTTGGGGCCAAGTCTCGGGCACTGGCTTTAAGACTCTACGCACCAGGCACGGTCGAACAAGGTGCGCTCAAATTGACCGAGGAAAAACGGGAAAACGTAGGAATTTTGAATGCAGGAAAAATTATTTTGAACAATGGGGTGAACACCCATGTCTCATCTTCCATGTCAGTCTTAATCCCACACACCAATGAGCAAGTGCACAGTGAGCACTCCCCCTCCTCGCTCAAGGAAAAGGCCAAGTGCCCGGGATTTCGCAACGACCAAACCAGAGACAAATCCGCCGCCAACCGCGGTGTTTTGGGCCACCTAGCCGTCGAGAAAGAGAACCTCGATGTCATACCACCCGACGACCCAAAGCTGCGGGAGGCGGCGGAACTTTGTCTGAAATACCTCAAAACTCTGCCAGCCGGAGAAGTGTTGCGCGAAAGACGCTACCCGATGCTCGACCAATTCGGGCACATCGACCACATCATCCTGCACGGCAAGAACGCGGAACTGGTCGACTACAAATTTGCTTACGGTGAATACGTTGCCGATTCACCGCAATTCTGGGCCTACTGCATAGGCATTTGGGACGCCCACAACGACGTGGAGAACATCACTGTTCACGTCCTTCTACCTTTTCGAGGGGTCATCGACCGCGAGACGTTTTCTCGGGAAAAAGACTACGATCGCCTATCAGCGCAAACTGCCGCCATCATCGCTTCGGCGAGGCGGGATGACCCCTCGACCTATTTGACCGGCGCACATTGTGCGTGGTGCGCGAAGCAAGCGACCTGCCCAAAACTCTCGTCGCTCGCCCTGACGATCGCTTCGAACTACAAAGCTGACGAACTCGTATTACCCGAGCCTTACGATCCGGCCAACATCACCGACCCGCACGTCATGGCGTTCGCCAAGAAGGCCGCACCAATTATGAAGTCATGGGCCGAGAAGGTCGACGCCGCAGCACTCG